CCCAATCGGGCATAACGTTCTCCTTTCAAGTTGAGGGGTACAGCTAGCATCGTGCCGCCCAACTAGGCGACACGATGCCGTCATTCTAGCTTGAAGCTACATCGCCTCGAGGAGCTCCTTGGCACGATCCCACGAGGCGTTCCACAGATCGCAGACTTCCTGCGACATGCCGTCCTCATCGTCGGGCAGAGCAACCACACCGAGGGACGCCAATGCAGCGTCCATCGTCATGTTGGCATCGCAGTAGTCATGCGAGTAGCAGACGCCTTCAATGGGGTCTTCCTTCTGCTTGGTGACGAGCTCGGTGAACTCCTCTGCGGTGATGTCCTCGCGGAGCTGCTTGATGAAGGCTTCAGCGACTTGGTTGATGGTTGGCATGGTCATGGCGTTCTCCTTAGAGGGACTTGAGGTCGTCGGCTTCGTCGGCGGAAGGCAGTTCCCAATGGTCGGTCCGCTTGACACGGCCATCGGAAGTGATGGCGAGCATGGGAGCTTCGTCACCGCGGATCGGGTCTTCATAGAGGTCAACGCCATGCACGCGACCGATAAAGGTGGGCTTCTTGGCAAGGAAGGCGATGGCCTTGTCGGTGGTGGGCTTGTTCATGTCGTTGTCCTCAGCTTGTTGGTGTGGATTCATTATAAGGGGTTTCCCATCCCGTGGGAGCCCCTTATTTCAACTATTTATCCAAGGAACTCGATAAGGTCTGCGAGGCCCGAGGACACTTTGCCCATGCTGCCAGCGTAGCCCCAATTGCGAGGGTTCGCCTCGGCTTGGGTTTTGAGAGCTTCAAGCTTGGCTTGCAGCTCGGCAATCTGCTGCTCAACAACAGTGCTGGCGGCTTCGAATTGGCTTGCGGCTGTGCGGGTCATGATGTTCTCCAGGTCAGTTTGTCGTGGTGTGGGTTCATTATACTGGGTCTGTTGGGATATGGGAGCCCCTTTTCCCTTTATTTTTATATTTTTATTTAATCTAGGGAAGAATAAATAAATCTAACCCTTTCTTAACCTGATCTAAGGCTATAAGGGGTCTAAGCTATTGATTCTGTTAGGCCATCCAGGGCTCTAGGCCTTCTGGACCCGATTCTCACAGCCGTGGCCGAGGTCGGAGGTCGTTTTTCCTGGGACAACACGGCCAAAAAGGCTCGTCAGCCTCGAAAAGGTCTGCAGGCCTTGGTGCGCAAGGCTTTGTCAGTACGAGCCTGGTTTTCAATAGGCTCAGCAGGCTCGTACTGTCCGCGCATCGTCATTGTTCGTGGGGTTACAGCTTGGGACCGTCGCGGCATATTCCTGCCTATAGCGTGCGAGCGTGGATGACATCCGCGACCCGCGCTCGCTGACCCAGCCGAGGCGTGATGCCTGGTTCGGGGTCGAATCGTCGGGCGATCCGGCACCAAACCAAGTGAACTCACAAACCTCTGTTAGGAGAAGCAATCATGGCATCCGTAACCCTTGCCGAAAGCGCCAAGCTGGCCCAGGACGAACTCGTCGCTGGTGTCATCGAGAACGTCATTACTGTCAACGAACTGTATGAAATGCTGCCCTTCGACGGCATCGACGGCAACGCCCTCGCCTACAACCGCGAGAACGTGCTGGGCGACGTCCAGATGGCTGGCGTCGGTTCGACCATCACCGCCAAGAACCCGGCGACCTTCACCCACGTGACCTCGACCCTGACCACCATCATCGGCGATGCCGAGGTGAACGGCCTGATCCAGGCCACCCGTTCCGGCGACGGCAACGACCAGAAGGCCGTGCAGGTTGCGTCCAAGGCGAAGAGCTGCGGTCGCAAGTACCAGGACCAGATGATTAACGGTGACGGCACCGGCAACGAGATGATCGGCATGTTCGGTCTCGTGGCGAGCGGTCAGACCATCGAAGCCAACAACGGTGCGACCAACGGTGCTCCGCTGTCCTTCGAGGACCTGGACGCGCTCATCGACCTGGTGACCGACAAGGACGGCCAGGTGGACTACCTGATGATGCACTCCCGCACTCGCCGGAAGTACCTGGCTCTGCTGCGTGCTCTGGGCGGCACCTCGCCGGGCGACATCTACACCATGGCATCCGGTCGTCAGGTTCCGGCTTACCGCGGCATCCCGATCTTCCGCAACGACTGGATCCCCATCACCCAGACTCAGGGTTCCGCGGAGAATGCCTCTTCGGTGTTCGCGGGCACCTTCGACGACGGCAGCCGTACCCACGGCATCGCGGGTCTGACCGCCGAACAGGCGGCTGGCATGCGTGTCAAGGATGTCGGCGAGAAGGAAGATGCGGACGAGTCCATCACCCGCGTCGTGTGGTACTGCGGTCTGGCTCTGTTCAGTGAGAAGGGCCTTGCCGTGCTGAAGGGCGTCATCCCGGGCTAATCCACCTGGGCCTGCCCCGAAGTACAGCGGGACGGGGCTCTTTGAGTCTCGTCCCGTTCTTCCTTATAGAACATAGGAGCACATGACAATGGCACTCTACTTCCTTGCAATCCCCAAGAACTCGGGCGGGCAGACCATCAACAACGGCCGTCGCGCCGTCGTGGTCTCCGTACCCGGTGATGCGCTTGACCCGCTTGTCGCTGCTCGCGAGGCTGCTCGCGAGGCTGACAACGGCAACGCCATCTGGGCACGCGCTGAAGGCGGCTTCCTGTCGGAAGATTCCCTCGGCGATGTGCCTGGCGGCGTCATCTGGCTGGACGTCACGGCCGAGACCCCCGAAGTCCTCGAGGGTGAACCTGGCCCCGAGCCTGGTGAAGGCGCGGTCGTCCTCAATGAGGATACCGTCTCGGTCCGCAACAGCGCGGGTGCGAATGCGCATCCTGCGACTGCGGTCGTGGATGGCACCACGCTGACCGGTGTGAACCTGGGCAGCGGTGTTGCCATGGTGGACAACGCGCAGGTCCTCGAGGTTCCCGTGACTGGTGACTACACCGAGTCCGCCACCGTGACGGTGGTCGACGGGGTCATCACGGCAATCGAGCTGGCATAATGAGGAAGCCCGTGGCGAACCACGGGCAACCCCATATTCCAGAAGGAGGAATCACCATGTCCACAGGTTCACAGAAGTTCGTACTGGTCGGCTCGCGCGCGGGCAAGACCCTCAACGTCAACGGACACCAGTTCGTCGACGGTGAGATGACATTCGTCGGCTCTGCTGCGCAGATTGCCACGCTCGAGCGGGTTCTCGGTTTCTACGGTGTCCTGCCGGCGGAGAAGGCCGAGCTTGCACAGCTCAAGGCTGACAAGCCGGTCGAGAAGTCGCAAGCCGAGCTGGATGCCGAAGCCGAAGCCGAAGCCGAAGCCAAAGCGGAAGAAGCGGCTCGTCTGGTGGCGGAAGAAGCTGCCAAGCAGAAGGCCGAGACCGACCCGCCCGCCAAGACCGACGCGGAGCTGGAAGCCGAAGAAGCTGCTCGCAAGCAGGCCGAGCTGGATGCGCTGGATTCCAAGCCGAGTCTGGGCGAAGCCATTGGCTTGCTCGACCCGAACGAAGACAAGCACTGGACGTCCAACAACCTGCCCAACCTGGAACACCTGGGCGAGCTGATTGGCAAGAAGGTTGCCCGCGCTGAAGTCGATGCCGTGGCCGAGGGTTACACCCGCGCCAAGGCTCGTGCAGCTCGCGCATAACGGAAGGGGAGGACAAGAACATGGCACTCAAACCCCAGGACAACGAAGGTTCGGTCGACGCCGCCAACTCGTATGCTGACGTCGCGACTCTGCGTGCATACTGGGATGACCGTGGTGTGGACTTGTCCTCCCGTACCGATGAGGAAGTGGAGGTCGCGCTGGTCAAGGCGACTGACTTCCTCGATGCTCGATACCGTTGGGTCGGTGTTCAGCTTCGTCGTGCACAGGGCACGCAATGGCCGCGCAGCGGCGTCTCTTCGTATCTGAAGGGATTGCCTCCTGCGCTGGTCAATGCGACCTGCCTCATGGCGAATCGGGCATTCACCCGTGAACTGATGCCTGACCCGACCTTCGACCCAAGCGGCCAGAAGGTTACAGAGTCCACGAAGAAGGTTGGACCGATCGAGGTCTCGCTGAAGTTCGCCGAGAGCACCGGAGCAAGCCTGACGGATGCCGTGCCGCAATATCCGGAGGTCACTCTGATGCTGCAAGGCGCCGGTCTGATTGGCTCGAGTAACTCCGGCCAGTTGGCGAGGGCGTAAGCATGGCAGCCTTCGACTACGCTGGAATCCGGGACGAGGCAGAGGCTATTCTTGCCGAGTTCGGGTTCAAGATGAAAGTCACGAGGTATAAGGACACGAGCAACGCCGTGGCCGGAACCGTCTCTCGTGACGTGTTGCTGGAGCAGGAGCTGACTGCGGTCATCCTGCCGGCTTCACAAGGCACATTGGAAGCATTCGACGTACGCTTCATGTCGGGCGTGATGGATAGCCTGAATGTCAGGTTCTGCATCATGTCTGCGAAGGATTCGACCTTCACTCCCGCGCCGAAGGATGTCGCAGACTACTACGACGGGGAATGGCAGGTCATGGGTTGCACGCCGCTCAATGTGAATGGGACGGCTGTCATCTACAGTGTTGGATTGAGGAAACCCTGATGGAGAACTTCGAGGCACAGCTTCGCGGGTTCGGCATCAGGACCATGCGACAGGTCGACCAGGTGCGCAGGGCTTCAGCGCTCGAGCTGTTCCGCTTGGTCATCTTTGCAACGCCGGTCGATACTGGCAGGCTTCGCGGTAACTGGCAGACGACCATCAACTCGCCTGCCACTGGCGACCGCAACATGGATGACCCGACCGGGGGAATGGCCTTGGCAGAAGCGATGGCGAACCTGGGCGGGTTGACCGACGTTGTGTGGTTCGTGAACAACCTGCCCTATGCCGAGCGTATAGAATACGAAGGCTGGAGCAGGCAAGCGCCGGAGGGCATGGTGCGTAGGCATCTGGCTCAATGGCAGAGAATCGTTACCGCCAAGGCTAAGGCCGTGGCGAAGTTGTAGGAGGCGAGACAATGGCAGCAAACCCATTCATGGGACTCAGGGGCGCACTGATGCAAGGAGTTGAAGACTCCCCGCTCGGTCTGCCTTTTGCTGTCGAGAATGCGCCTTTCGACGACAAGCCTGAAGACAAGAGCCCATGGGCATCGACGTTCGTGCTGATGAATCAGCCGAGCGTTGCGACCCTGGGCAGCGAAGGGCAAGATGCACATGACGGCATCCTGCAAATCGACCTGAACTACCCGCTGATGACCGGCGAGGCGGCCGTGACGGCCAAGGCGGATGAGCTCACTGACTTCTTCAAGGCGGGCAAGCGACTTGCTCATCTCGGG